CGTTAACACTAAACGCATCTGATGGAACTGAAGTTGGTGGAGATAGTTCTGAGGGTAGACCTGGAGGATATTAATGGCACGTACAAGTATAAAAAAAGATTCGGTAAAATCTATAAACTATTTGAATAAAGACTTTAGTGACTTTAAAACAAATCTTATAGAGTTTGCTAAACAATACTTTCCAAATACATATAATGACTTTAACGAAGCATCACCTGGTATGATGTTTATTGAAATGGCTTCTTATGTGGGTGATGTTTTATCTTATTATATTGATTCACAATTTAGAGAAACTCTCTTAGCTTACGCTGAAGAAAAAAGAAATGTATATAACATAGCACAATCATTTGGTTACAAACCAAAAACAACTTCACCAGCTGATGTTGTTTTGGATGTATTTCAGACTGTTCCAGCTCTTAATGGTAAACCAGATTATAGATATGCTTTAACAGTTAATGAGGGAGCTCAAATAAATGCTAGTTCTAATGGGACAACGTTTAGAATTTTAGAAGATGTAAACTTTAAATTTTCTAGTTCTTATGATACTAGAGACGTTTCAATATTTGAAACAGATAGCGGTGAACCTACAAAATTTTTATTAAAGAAAAAAATAAAAGCAAGAAGTGGTGAGATATCTACAGAGTTTTTTGATTTTGGTTCTGCAGAAAAATATCCACAATTAAAGTTGGCAAATCCAGATGTAATAGAAATAATATCATGTACTGATAGTGATGGTAACAAATGGTATGAAGTTGATTCTTTGGCTAGAGATACTGTATTTGAAGATATGGAGAATAACTCTGCAAACGATCCTTCTTCAATTGGAGACAGAGAAAAAGTAGGTTATATATTGAAACTGAAAAAAGTATCAAGAAGATTTACGACTTATATAAATGAAAATGATGAAACTGTATTAAGATTCGGTGCTGGTATATCAGATAATCCAGATGAGGAAATTGTTCCTAATCCAACAAATGTGGGTTCTAATTTACCAGGTAGTCCGTCTTATTTAACAACAGCTTTCGATCCTTCTAATTTTTTGAAGACAAGCACATTTGGATTAGCACCTGCAAATACAACTCTTACAATAGAATACTCATATGGTGGTGGTATAGATGACAACGTAAATGTTAGTGATGTCAATCAATTAGGTCCAATTTCTTTTACTATAAACGACAATGGTCTTTCTTCAACATTAGTACAAGAATCAAAAGACTCAGTTTCATTTACAAATCCAAGACCAGCAACTGGTGGTTCTTCTGGTGAAACTGTTAGAGAGACTAGAGAAAATGCATTAGCATACTTTCAAGCACAATCAAGAGCAGTTACTAAAGATGACTATATTGTAAGAGCATATTCCTTACCAGCAAAATATGGAACCGTTGCAAAAATTCATCTGTCACAAGACGAACAATTAAGTAAAGTTGGTATGGCAGAAATGTTAGAGCGTGAAATCACAGACTCTGATATAGGTAAGAGTTTAAAAGATTTACAAGTTAATAATATTCCAAATCCATTAGCAATGAATATGTATACTCTTGGATTTGATTCTAATAAAAAATTATCTAGATTAACACAAACAACAAAACAAAATTTAAAAACATACTTATCACAATATAGATTGGTAACAGATGCTATAAATATAAAAGATGCTTACATAATAAATATAGCAGTTAGTTTTGCAATATTAACAAAAGTTGGTTTTAATAAACAAGAGGTTTTATTGAGATGTGTTTCTGCTGTTCAAGATTTCTTTGATATTGATAGATGGCAAATAGGACAACCAATAGTTCTTGCAGATTTAGTTTACGAGTTATCTTTAGTAGATGGTGTTGCAACTGTTGTTAATCCAACAGAAAACAATGAGAAAAATTTACCAATTGTAATTGAAAACAAGTATCAGCTTGCTCAAGGTTATTCTGGTAATTTTTATGATATAAATACATCATTACGTGGTGGTATTTTATACCCAGCTTTAGATCCTAGTATATTTGAAGTTAAATTTCCAAATTCAGACATTAAAGGGAAAGTCTTGGGTGATAATTTAGGAGTTAGGGAATAACGATGCATTATTTTACGTTTGCAGAAAAAGATACAACTATCTACCAAAAAAGTGGTAGTTTAAACACTGGGTTAGACGAAGTATTAGAAATACAAAAAACCATTAGTGATGCTGGTGATTCAGTAAATGTATCTAGAATACTTATAAAGTTTAACTTAGGAGAAATATCATCTTCTATAGTAGATGGTACAATAACTAATCCATCATTTTATTTAAATTTATTTGATGCAAAATCTAGTAACTTAGATATATCACAAAGTATATATGCTTATCCTATAAGTCAATCATGGACAATGGGACAAGGACATACTTATGATAATCCAATTACAGAAGAAGGTTGTAGTTGGAATTTTAGACAAGGATTAACAGATGGTACTCTTTGGAGTAGTGCAGTTAGTGCTAGTGGTGGAACTTGGTTTAGTGGAAGTGGGTTTGAAGCGTCTCATTCTATAAGTCATAAAACAGTAGACATTAGAATGAATGTTACTGATATAGTGAATCAATGGTTATCAGGTTCTATTTCAAATGATGGATTTATTGTTAAACGAAGTGGTAGTGTTGGAAATTTAGACTCTAATGCAGACGAGGGTAATACAAAACGTTTTGGTAATTTATCTTTTTTCTCTTCCGACACACATACAAAGTATCCACCAACTCTAGAAACAGTTTGGGATGATTCTAGTTGGAATAGTGGTTCTCTTTCACCATTAACGATGGCAAACTTAGAAGATATGACAATTTATATGAAAGGATTAAGACCAGAATATAAGGAAACATCTAGAGTTAAATTTAGATTAGTTGGTAGAGAAAGATTTCCTGAAGCTTCATACTCTACAACACCAGCTAATTTATCTGTAAAGTATTTACCTAGTGGTTCCTCTTTTTACTCTATACTTGATGCAGAAACTGAAGAGGTAATTGTTCCTTATGGTAGTGGTTCAAAAATAAGTTGTGACTCAACTGGTAATTATTTTATGTTGGATTTAAATGGTTATCAACCTGAAAGATATTATCGTTTAGAATTTAGAATCCAAAGCGGTAGTGGTGTTGACGAACTTGACCAATATTTTAATGAGGGATTCACATTCAAGGTTACACAGTAATGCCTTACACAAAAGAAGAGTTAAGTAATGTTGGGTTCTATAATGATTTTATAGACAAACTTAGAAGTAAATATTTATCTGAGTTAGTTTCTCGTGCTAGAAATTTATTTAGAAACGAAGAAGATGTATTGTATTCTTTTGAAGATATCACCACACGTTCAGGAATAGAAAGTGCTGTATTGCATGATAATTCTGATTATTCAATGTTACCTACTGAATTAAGTAGAGTAAATATACAAGAAGAAACTGGTTATTTAGATTTTAAAGATTTAGTTGAAAAAGAATCTTGTTCTATTCAAACAGCAAGGTTAAACCAAACAAGAAAAGACCAAAATTCAGATAAACTTGTGAATAGAGTTTTTTCAGAATTAATACAAGTAGAAATTTTAGATCCATTACCAGACGGATTAGAAAATGGAGATACGGTTACGTCAGACAATCCTGATGATCTTAGGAAGTGGTTGATAGAACAAAATCAAAAAAGACCTTTTCCTGATTTACAAAGTTTTTATGCAGTAGGTGGTGATTGGCGAAACGTAAAAACTAAAAGTATAGAGGTAATAGACACAATACCAGAAGGGGAACCAGTAGACTAATGTCAAGTAAATTAAGTAAAATAGATAAAGAGATACTGAGTTCGAATTTACCATTTGATTACAACTCAATTGAAAATACATACTTTGGTGGATACTTTGGTAGTAACTCAGAAGATTATGTTGAGGTCATGATATATGATACTAATGATAACTTACTAGAAACATCAGTTGCTGATTCAGAAGATTATTACTATGATTCTGAAAAAGATGGTGTTAAGTTAAAAACTGGTACTATTCTTAGAAAGTTAGGATATGATAGAGGTAGATTTAAAGTTACATATAATTTTTTAAGAAAACTTGCTGGTTCATATCAAACTGTAGTTACAGACCAAGGCGGTAATATATTTAATGATGACGTTGATATTGATGAGATAGATAAAACCTTATTTATAAAAGAAGATAAATATATAACACATCAAATATCACCGACAAGGACTGAAATTAGACTGGTAACACAAAACATACGAGATGAAAAGTACATAAGAGATTTTTATAGATTAGCTGCTAAAAACAAGAAAGTAAAAGCAGATTCATCTGATGCGAGTAATATAGAGTTTGCAGGTACTGCAGACGATAAATCAACTTCCAATCAACTTAAATTTGTACCAGTTGAAGGTTTTAATGAAGGTGTTTTCGAACAATCAATGGTAGGTGGAACTATAACCATACCAAACTTTTTTTTAGTGGATAGAATTTATCCACCACCAATTCCTACTGCAGATGATGTAGGTCTTTTTCCACAAGAGGTAATCGGTAGTGATGTACTTCAAGCTTGTTTCTTTTTAGATCCACAAGGAGGTACTTATAGTGGTATTCGTAAAAAGAATGGTAAAAAATCATATGGTGATACCAATTTTTCACCAGCTTTTGTAAAATTTAAAGACATAACGGATGACCAAGAAATAACAGAGGATGGTTTTCAGTTTCAAGGAGATGGTAGAACTTTAAATGACATTAGAAATTTAAATGATTCAGACTTTGATTGTGTCTATGTAAAAAGAGATGCACAAAATGACGGAAGTGAAATAGACATTGTTAGTAATTCTTTTTTAAGAGCAAACACAGCAACTTCTTATACTTGGCAAGTGACAGGATTTGATAAACAAAACGGCAAATACAAAAGAATAACACCACGACCAGAAGGAGTAAATGCAGGTGGAGACTTCAGAATTATAAGCCCAAGTGATGAGTACGCAACTCGTAGTTCACGTAGTCAGTTTGTAGCGAATCAAACTATACTTCCTGATGCCACTACTCCAAATGCAACTGTTAGAGATGGTTCAAGACTTAAAATACAAGTATTTGCTAAAGACGTTCACATCGGTATAAAATTAACAATAAAAGATAACACATCAAGAGATGAATCCACAATTCATCTACCAGCAATCATAGAAGGTCATGACTAATGTCTAGAAAACCATATATAGAATTACCAGATATATTAGAACTTTTACCACCTGTTGGTGAAAGGTATGTTGAGACTGAACCAGTTGAACCTGAAGTAGGTGGACCTAGTGGTCAGTTATATCAATCCAAAACACAAGATGTAAGTGTATATACTTTAAAAAGTGGTTGGTATGATGATTCTAGTTTTTCACCACCTAGACTTGTATTACATGGTGAACCATTTGAAATAGAATTAGATTTAAACGATGTGGATTTTGGTGAACAAGATGAATTAAAGTGGGAAATTTTAAAAGATGGTCAAGTAATTCATTCAGAGGGTGGTTCTCCTGATAAATCTTTTACGATGTCAGATTACATTTTTATTGAGGATCCTCAACCATTTGAAGTAAGAGCAGTTATAGAGAAGTATATAGAGAGAAGCGGTAGAGGTGGTCCTCTATACGTATATGGAGGTTCAGAAAATTTAGCAGAAATTTCATTTACCTGTATACCAGTTAGTGATGGAGATGTTGATGAAGAACCTTTCTATACGCCTGTGTATGAACCGTTGGTTGCTAAAATAATAGCTGTAGATGAAGATACAATTACTCTAGATACTAATTACGAAAGTCTTGTACAAAGAATACAACCAATTACAGAGGGTTCAAGAACACCAGACGATATATTTGGTAATTGGGTTATAAGTAGTAGATTTGGTGACAGAAAAGATTTAAACACATATTTACATTTTGGTGATGATAAAAAAGTTTTGACAACTAATGTTAGATACGATAATAAATCAGTTCCAACATTACCATATTCTGTAGTATACAAAACATATGAACCAATACCAGATGATATATCAGAAAAAGATTTAGTGTATGTTGTAAGAGAAGTATTACCACCATTAACAGAAACAGTTGAGTTGGTTGGATATGCACAAGAGGATGAAGATTTTCAAGTATTAATACCAAAAGAAAATTTACCAAAAGATTCACCAGTAACAAAAAGAGAAACTGAGTTTAAAACATATGACGATTTAGTCACTACAGATACTAGATTAAAAGATGAAATAGAAGATAAATTTTTAAAAGAAACTCCTGTAGAACTCTCTATAGATTATTCTAACTATGAAAATTTTATAAACTTTTCATCTGCAGAAAAAAGATTAAAGAACTTTAAATATAAAGTTCAACAAATCGAAGAACAAAAAGTTTTAAGTGCATCTTTTGTGGGTGTTACAAATGGACAAGCAGACTTAAAAATACATCATGACAAAATAAGAGATATAAAAAATAATTTCGATGGATATGAAAAATATTTGTATTATGAAGAGTCAAGTTATGTAACTAGTTCAATTGGAGAATTTCCTAATGCGTCATGGCCTAAAACAGGAAGTGGAACATATGAAAGTCCGTATGAGCCAGTTAGTTCTTCACACTCTGATTTTACAGATTGGTATGGTTCAGTATCAAGTAAAACTGGTCAAATTTATAGTGCTTCATTTTATGATAATGAAAATGGAAATCGTTTAGTAAATTTATTACCAGACCATGTAAAAAGTGATTTTAGTAATATACAATTTTTAGATTTTATGGACATGGTTGGTCAACAATTTGATGAATTGTGGTCTTATATAAAATCTGTATCTGATATTTCAGATAGAAGATTAGATTTACAAGATGGATTTTCTAAAGATTTAGTTTTCAATCTTGCTAAATCTTTAGGTTGGACTACTCAAGATAGTAAAGATTTATTAGATTTAAGTAGGTACGGATTTGGTAGAAAACTAAGTGGAACTTCTTATTCACTTTATACATCTGGTTCACTTGACTCACCAACAGAGGCTGATGTCTCAAAAGAAATAACTAAAAGATTAATTGCAAGTATGCCTTTTATATTAAAGTCAAAAGGTACTATTGGCTCACTAAATGCAATATTAAATTGTTATGGTGTACCCTCAACTATTTTAAATATTAGAGAATTTGGTGGGTTAGATGTAGACGTTAAAAGAGCACCATTTGAAACAAAAAGAAGATTTACCAAAGCGTTGGGATTTAGAGGTGCACAACATATATCTGCTAGTTGGAGTGATGATTCAAATACTAATAGAAAACCAGAAACGATAGAATTTAGATTTAGAGCAGCAAGTGGTTCTAACCAAACTCTAGTACAAAAAGAAACAGAGTGGGCGATTAGATTAAAAGACAATGGTGCTTCAGATAATTTAGGTACGGTATCATTTATCTTATCTGGTTCAGGTGGTTCTGCAGAAATCAGTTCTTCACTACTACCAGTATACGATGGTGATTATTATTCTGTAATGTTGAAAAAAGAAAAAGTAGAAACAGAGTTATTCTTACACCCATCTTTTGACAGTACTACTTTATTTAATCCCCCATTTGTAACTAGTTCTGCAGCAAATGCAATTCATGGAGAAATAGAAATAGTTAGTGGTTCTGGTGTATCTAGAACTGGAACAAAAGCTTTAAGACATATAAACAATTCTAATTTAGACGATAACAATACTTCTTATACATTGGGATTCAACTCTGGTTTAGATTCAGCATCTGTTGCTTCTGTTAGTCAAGGTGAAACATATATATTTAGTGCTTTCGGAAAAGCGTCTGGTAGTACAGTAGACTCTATTGGAAGATTAAGAATATTTGAGTTAGACTCAAATGAAAATGTGGTAAATTGGAATGAAGATGTAAACTCTAGTCAAACTTCTATAAATACATTTGGAGGAATAAAATCATCAGAACCAATTGGTTTAATTGAAAGTGAATGGAAGAACGTTACGGTTACAAAGACAATTAGATTTCCAAACACATCTAAATTAGGTATACGTTTTGAAAATATGAAACCAGAGTCAACTATATATTGGGATGATGTTTCGTTAAGAAAAGCACCATCTAATACAGATACGATAAGTGACTCTTTTGTATATCAACTTTTTGTTAAGAAGTATTCAGATGGTATAGATAAAATTGTACAAAACTCTAAAGCTGTTTTACATATAACTGGTTCTACATCATCTTCATACAATGCATCTTGGACAGGAAGTGGTGATTTATATATAGGTGGTAAACCATCAGATGATTACGGAAATCAATTATCAGGTTCTATGATGGAATTTAGGTTATGGAATGAACCATTAAGAGAAGAAATTTTTAATAATCACGTAAGTGACCCGAAATCTTATATAGGAAACACTCCGTCATCATCATACGAAAGTTTAACTGTTAGATATTCTTTTGATGATAATAGTGTGTTGTCAAATGGTACGACCATACGTGATGTTAGTTCCAATCAAACTACTACGTCACCAGGTATTGCAATGGGATTTGGTGGACTAAATACTTTTGAATCAGTAGTTGACCAAACTAAAACTTTCATACCAAATTATGGACCTAACAGAAGAAGTACAGATAAAATAAGAATAGAAAATAATTACTTGAGTGGTAGTGGTGCTAATTTAAGTACAACTGAAAGATATGATTTTAGTTCAAATGATTTTTCACCAATAGACTCACCAAAAATAGGTATTTATTTTTCACCTACAGATGTTATAAATGATGATATAATATCTTCATTTGCAAATTTAGATTTTAATGATTTATTAGGAGATCCTCGTGATAATTTTAAATTACAGTATAGAGATTTAAAAGAATCCTCAGATAAATATTTTAAAAAATATTCTGGTAATAATGATTTTTGGGATTATATGCATTTAATAAAATACTATGACCAGTCTATATTTAAACAATTTAAAAAAGTTTTACCAATGAGAGCAAAATCACAAGTTGGTACTATAATTGAACCAAATATATTTGAACGGTCTAAAAATCCTATACAGAGAAACAACCCATCTTTTGAACAGATAAATTATAATTCTAAAATAAATTTAACTAATTTTCACTACAATACAGATACTGATGGTGTTTACCAAGAGGCAAGTCATTCAATATTAAAAATAGAAACTGAATATCCAAATTATGAAGGTGAAATAGATAAAAGTGTAAGGTCATTTGAATTACCATCTTTATACAGATTTGCAGTCAATGACAATTATGACGATAAAAATGTATACGTAAGTGGTTCTGCTACTCATGGTGGCCCAAACTATGTATTCCAAGAAGCAACTGGAGCAATGGTGATGAATCAAAGACTATCAGAAAATAATCAAGAGTATAAATTTGCTTATAGTAGTGAGGATAATTATAATAAAAGTTCTAAATATAGTATAAATCCATTTGAAAATTTTTATAGTTCACGTTCATTACACCAATCTGATTTGGATACTGGTTACCAAGATAGTACTGCATTTAACAGAATGTTTTATGAAGGTGTAAAAAATACGTCACAAACCACAATTGATGGTGATTTACCGTTTATAGTTACACAGACTGCTGGAACAGTTGCAGTACCAACTACTAAGGGTATAAGTAACTTAAGTGTAAATCAAGCTGGAAGTGTTAAGAAAATTATACCAACTCTTGATTCGCCTCCAGAACCACCAGCATCAAATAACTCAGGAAATAATAATCAAGGGGCATAAGATTTATGGAGCTGACAATAAAATGTTGAAAAAAATTAATCATCGATATTTATTTATAGAAAAGTTATATCAATACAACAATCTTTGGAGATAATAATATGGGATTTTTAGACAATTCAAGTGTAACCGTAGATGCAATATTGACAAAAAGAGGTCGTGAAATATTAGCAGCTGGTGGTGATTTAAACATAACAAAATTTGCTCTAAGTGATGAGGAAATAGATTATACATTATATGATGTAACCCATCCTAACGGAACAGACTCTTATGGTGCAGTTATAGAGAATATGTCTTTATTAGAAGCTACACCTAGTAGAACTACATTTCGTAGTTTTTTAGTTAATCAATCTCAAGCTGGTGCAAGCTTGAACGTTGATAATACTAATTATTCTAACGTTAGTCAAGGAACTGATATAGCACTTTCTCCAAATACAGCAGGTGGCCCTGCAGAGAATTATATTTTTACTATAGGTAATACAAATATAGTAAGATTTAGTGGTGGAGGTCCTACTAAAACCATAGTCGGTACTTCTGCTACATTGAAAGCACAATCAATAAATACAGCAGCAACTACTGATGTAACAATACAAGGTCAAAATTCTGGTATTGTACAAACAGTTACAATTAGTGTAACAGCAGACCCCGCGTCATCTGTAGATCCGTTAAGTAGTCAAGACGCACCACCACCACCTGGAGTTCCAGATGATGTTTATAGTTCAGGAGCAGGTGGCGGTAGCTACTAAGGTTAAAAGGAGAATATAAAAAATGGCATTTAAGAATTTTACAGCTGAAGATGTAAGTGAAGATATAGGAATCGTTACGTCAGGTATATGGCAAAACGGTGACGGTACTATGAACACTTTTTTCAGTTCGTCAACACAATATACAAATACAGGTGATTATAATATAGATGTTTATAGATATGATCCTAGTGCAAATGCATCTGCTTCTATCCAATTTGGAATTGTTTATGGTCATAGAGAAGGTAGTGGTTCTTTAGGAAACAAAGGTGTTACTGGTGATAGAACAACAGCTGCAATATTTGGTCAATTCAATAACTTAATAAATCCACCACAAACTACAAACTTTACGTTTCAAGGTAACACTACTGCAAAACAATTCTATGCAATTTCAGTAAATAGAGCTAGGATGAGAGAGGCTATAGAACCAGGTGGTTGGGAATTACATTTAAGTTCGAGTAGTGGGTTGGTTAAATTAATTGATGATTCATCAACAAATAATGGTGGTAATACTTTTGAACGTAATTTCTCACCAGAATATAATATAGTAAGTGGAACATTAGAAGGTGGTACTACAATAAATACAGCAGCTGCTTCTGAAAATTCCACATTGGGTTCTTATGGAACATTCTATCCAAGTTTAGGAACTTTAATATTAAATCCTGACAGATTAAGTGCAGCTCCGTTAGCACTAATTACAGCTAGTGGTTCTAACTCAGATGATAGAAATAATAGAAAACTTTTCAACGCAATAGTTGATGGTGGTAAATTTACCATGAAAAGAAAAGAAGAAATAACTTCAGTTCACTATTTCGTAAGAGCTACGTCAAATAACTTCAACGCAACTACTAACGAAACATACTATACTCAGTCTGTTGCAGGTATAAAGGAAGTCATACCAGGTATGAAAACAGATCCTAAAACCTATATCACAACTGTAGGTATGTACAATGCAGCTGATGAGTTATTAGCAATAGCTAAGTTAAGTAAACCAATATTAAAGTCAAGAGCAAGAGAAGCACTTATTAAAGTAAAACTAGACTTCTAGGAGTTTCACATGATATTCAAGAATATCGACTCTGATGATATTTTAATCTCACCATTTGAAGTTCACAAAACTTTTACTGTAACTAATAATGATAGTGGTAGTGGTGTATATTCTATACCAATTACTAAAGGAACTGATTCTAGTTTATATGATTGGACTATTGCATCAGATTCTAAAACTATATTTACAGCATCTTTTTATGAAATACCTAGTTACTACATGATTAACACCATGTACTATCGTGATGTAAATCAAATGCTTGCACCTAAAGATTACATTCATGGTACACCTATCAACACAAGTGGTGTGGTAGAATACACTAAGACACGACATTTATATGATACTACTACGAATCCATCAAAAATGTTGTTGAGAAGACCAAAGTCAAGACAATTACATGATAGTGCAAATGTTATATCTATACCACAAGAATTATTTGGTGAAACAATTGGTAAAAAATCAATAAGATTAGTTGATAATGATATTAGTCCTCAAATAATACTACAAGATGATGGCTATGGTAATCTATATGATGTTGCATTTAGTTCTAGTTACGCTAGTAGACAACCAGATTCAAATAATAGTGGTAGTGTAGTTGGTAATATTTTTTATGACGATGGAATTTTAGTTATAACTGATACAGGATCTTATTCTAATGTTGGTGCTGGTAGTTTTAATTTAACATTTGATTCAACACAAACTATATATGAAAGAGAATATGTTTGTAATGTTGAAGAAGACGATTTTTTACACACTACTAATAGAAGTTTGAAAGTAGGAATGAGTAGTAGTATTGCATTTCATGGTACTAATTATAACCAAAACACAAACTTAGTAGGTACATATAGAGATTCAACACCTTATGAAATGATAGGTTTTGCTACTAATTCTTTTCAAGATAGTCAATATGAGATAGGAACAGAATTAATAGGTGAAGCAACACATTCCGACTTTGCCACTTATATCACTACAATTGGTTTATATAATGATAATAATGAATTGATGGCAATAGCTAAAACTGCAAAACCAATAAAAAATGATAAAGAAATGTCTCTTAGTTTTGTGGTAAGATTTGACACAAACTAATATTTATAGTTGTAAAGTTTTATATAGGAGAAAATAAATGGCACATTTTA